GTCCTTCCGAGAACTGGTCACGTTGCTTTATGCTGGTCAAGTCCCTACTTGGGATGTGTCGGGTGTGCGGCCCGCTGGCGCCCCTTTGAAGACCTTTGGTGGCCGTGCCTCAGGCCCTGAGCCGCTGGTAGACTTGTTCAAGTTTACTGTTGATCTATTTAAAAATGCTGCAGGCCGCAAGCTAAGCTCCATCGAATGTCATGACCTGTGCTGCAAGATTGCTCAGATTGTTGTGGTTGGTGGTGTGCGCCGTTCAGCCCTTATCTCCCTTAGCAATCTGACTGATGATCGCATTCGACGGGCTAAGCACGGCTCTTGGTGGGAGACTCACGCCCATCGTGGCCTTGCAAATAACAGTGCATGCTACACTGAGAAGCCTGACTTTGAAGCCTTCCTGAATGAGTGGGTCAGCCTGTATGAGTCTCGCTCCGGTGAACGTGGAATGTTCAGCCGTGTTGCCAGTCAAAAACAAGCAGCCAAGAACGGGCGTCGTGATCCTAATTGGGACTTCGGTACTAACCCTTGTTCTGAGATTATTCTGCGGCCCAATCAGTTCTGTAACCTGAGTGAGGTTGTAGTGCGGCCTAACGATACCTACGAGACTCTTCTTGAAAAGGTAGAGATTGCAACCATCATTGGTACCCTTCAAGCGACACTCACTGATTTCCGGTACCTCCGAGCTGTGTGGAAGCGCAACACCGAAGAAGAAGCTCTGCTGGGTGTTAGCCTAACGGGCATTCTTGATCATCCCGTACTGTCCGGCAAGAAGTCTAAGATGGATGGCATGACATTGCCCGAGATTCTTGAAGGTCTCCGAGAGCATGCAGTAGATATTAATGCCGAGTGGTCTCAACGCCTTGGCATCAACCAGAGTGCAGCTATCACCTGCGTTAAGCCCAGTGGTACGGTCAGTCAGTTGGTTGATAGTGCTTCTGGGATTCATGGGCGCTTCGCCGAGCATTACATTCGACGGGTGCGGGCGGACATGAGAGACCCCCTGTGTGGCGTCCTAGAAGCCGCTGGAGTGCCTTCTGAGGTGGACGTAATGTCACCTACCACCAAGGTCTTTAGCTTCCCTAAGAACGCCCCTAGCAACGCTGTGTTCGCCTCAGACCAGACGGGCATTGAGCAGCTAGAGATTTGGGATACCTATCAGAAACATTGGTGTGAACACAAGCCATCCATTACTGTCTACTATCGTGATAACGAATTCCTGCAGATCGGTAACTGGATGTACAATAACTTCGATGAAGTTTCTGGGGTTAGCTTCCTGCCCTACAGCGACCACACTTATCAACAAGCCCCCTATGAGGCCATTGATAAAGACAAGTACAGCGCCATGCTCAAAGAACAACCCACGATTGTTGACTGGGATATTGTCGAGGAGTCAGATGTTACTGAAGGCTCTCAAGAGCTAGCGTGTGTTGGTGGCGCCTGTGAACTACCCTGACATAACACACCTGTGCTTCAGGCATGGAATTATTTCTAAGGAGTATGGAGCTACGGGCCGGATGGTTGCCGGTCCTGTAGCAAACGAAAGGCTAGAGCATGTTGACTTTTGCCCTGTATGTGGGTTAGCATCTAGGGAACGGGTACAGCGACTCATTGAGGAAGTTAGTCATGATTGAACCTAACGATATTATTAACACTATGCTTGATTATTACGACTCAGATATAAACAAACATATCATGAACATTGAGATTATGTTACATAACCCCCTTGCCTTTCATGATCATGACAAGTTTAATGAGGCCGTTGAGAATCAGCTAGACTTAATCACTGAATCCAAGGACAGGAAGGATGCACTTCTGTTGGTGCAGGATTTTTTGAATGCTGGGATGGTGCCCTTTGCGTGAAGGTAACGTAGTAGGCTTTAGAATTTTCTTTGACGATACAGGTACCCTTATGTCTGAGCTAAGGCGCCTGCCGCAGGAAGATGTTCAGAAGGTCTTCAAAGACCCCTACGACCAGAAGATGATCAAGACCATCCTGTCTAAGGTCATGGAGAACTTTGAAGACCTTCACGATAAGATCGAAGTTGAACTAGATGCTCTTAACCACGCCTTGCGCGAGCAGTCTTAGCTGCAATCTTAGGAGGCTGCTTTGAGTGTTGCTTACCGGCCTTGGTGTCAGCCCGCTTCTTACGGGTGGTTGCTGCATATTCAGAGGACGTTAGAGCTTCTCGGGCCTTCTTGGGTAGGTATCTTTCACCTGTTGCTTTAGGGCCCTGGGTACTGGGTTTCCCTGACTTTGTGCCCCACTCCTCTTTTGTCCATTTTTTTAAGCTTTTTTGTGGCTTTCTTAAGGCCATTATTTGTAACCTCCGCCTTGGTCTTTGTAGGCTTTAGCCAGCATTTGGGCCTTTCGTGCAGACCATTGTCCGGCCTTGCCGCCTTTGGTACCGGCTTTAATTTGTTCGAAGAGGCGTTTCCGTAGAGTTGGCTTTGTATAGTTACCAGCTTCATTGACTCGGCTTTCTCCTCAAGCAGATTTCTTAGAACGATAACCAGAAGCGTATGCAGCGGCTGCTTGTTTCTCTGCGTCCTTCCGAGTCTTGTAGACTTTGCCTCTGGTTCCCCAGCGATAACCCCCTTCTACTTTGTTGATTGGCATTACCATTTCACCTTATTAGCTACGGCTTTACACACTTCAACAAACCTTTCATTGCTGTAAGATTGTTTCATCATGTTTACGTCTTTATGTACTAATTGAACATTGTCTAAAGTATAGCCAAGACTTGAATCAATACGATCTAAAGAAGCTGTGTGTATTGCGCCAACTTCAGCCCATCCTATTGCCATTCCTGATAAAGCGCAAACTTTTTCTTGTGCAATATATAATTCATATACAGCTTCAATACTTAAGTCCCAATAAAGCCCCCTTGTTTCTGCGCCAACTTTAAATTTATTAAACCAAGAAAGTCTGATACACTCATAAAACTCTCTTTTACAGTTATCAGTAATTTTATTTGAGCAGCTTTTACATAGCTTTCCTAAACGTAAAGATTCTTCTGCATAAGTTTTACGAAGATACGTTTGCTCTTCTCCACATTGAGGACAGGGTTTAGCATACCTACCACTATCTAACTTTACCACTTTACTCATATTCACCACTTTTCGCGATCAGACCAATAGGCTGCACTCATCTTACCCTTCGCAATGTTCTTAGCGTGTCGAGCCTTGAAGCTTGCGCGCTTTTTCTTCATGGCCTCAGACTCACCCGACTTGGGTTTCCCCGCAGTCTTTGCGCCCTGTTCTCCGAATCGAATTACTTTCTCTTTACCGCCTTCACAGGCCTTAACCACATGAGATTTAGTTGGGTGGTTAGGAGTCCTCTTAGGCTTGTTACACTTCATCTTGTCCTTGTCTACACGATTAGACATACTCACCGCTCCTGATCATGTGAGTGACTTCAAGGGCCCTGGTGCCTACCTGCTTGGCCCACCGGCTATCAAGAAACTCTACTGCAGCCTCTTGGTAGTTACCGGCCTCCATAGCCGCCAGAGCCTTCACAAACTTCTTGAGGCGTGGTAGCCCTAGATTGAAACAAAGGTTAATCATAGCGTCCCTTCGGGCTTCACAGAGATTTCGATACCATGTAAAATTGGAGTCTAGCTCCTCAATACACCGGTTAACATCATTCTGTAATAGGTATTCAATCTCGTCGTGAGATAGTCCAAGTCCTACATTCTTTTCAACACAGCGGCCAACACCAATGGTGGCGTAACCTAGGTGATCATCGTATACATAGTGCCTTACGCCTTCATGGCGCTTGAGCATGTCGAGTAGTTTTTGCATTTAGTCTTCGGCTCCAGTTAATACAGGCACTGTTGCGGCAGTACCTACCCTGCGAGATACGTCTAAGATATCTTCGGAGGTTGAAGTTTTACGGTTTCGAAGTTCTTCTAGAATTTTCAGAGTTACTTGAACCCCAGCATTTGAAGGCTTGTTGGAAGTCAGTCGCCTTACATCTTCGTCAGATATTTTTACATTATACTTACGGGCTAATTTAAGAGCATCCAAAGCTTCTTGCTTTCTATCCCTTTTCTTGTAATCGCCCTTTTTACCCGTCTTGAAGTTACGGCTTACCATAGGCATAACAGTAATTAGAGATTTTCCAAGCAGTGGATCAATATCAGGACCAATATCGTGTTTATCAGTTATCATGTTAAACACATCACCAGTCTTAGTATTGATGGCAATGAAGTCATTCACACCGCCGATCTCTTTGGACGCCGACCTGTGGCTCGTTAGAACATACAAGAAATCTCCAGGGCCTTTCTTAAGCTCTACTTTGTCTGGGTCAGTTTTACTAAGCAGGTAATTTCTTACTTGATCAAAATTCACAGAGCGTAGGGTTTTGACCGGATTAAGACCATCACGCTCCCTGTCTCTGTTAACGTACTTCAAGAATTCACCAGAAAAAATATTCGAAATTCCCCCAGGACGAGGAGAAGAACCAAAGGAAATACCAACAGCCTCATTACCTAGCCCAGAAGTACCATCAGGCCGCTTAACCACAACCTTGGTGTTGTTTGGAGAAACGCCCCATACCTTAAGCATGTGCGCTATGGCATCGTCCTGTACTTCTTTAGGAGGAACAACCTTTACGTTATCGGTGAACACTTGTTTCCTAAACATGTCTTCATCGAAAACATCCATGGTTGTATAATACTCAGAATCTATAATAGGGTT